TTAATTGATTTTGAGGCATCTCTCATTACATTAGAGGTAGCAGCATCAGAATCAGCACCTACAGTTTTTAAAATTGCTTTATTAAAAGCAGATTGTTGTTCTGCGATAGATTTTTGTTCAAATCCTGCTGTAAATGGGTTTGAATCTAAAACAGTTTTAGCCCTAGCTAATAAAGCTGAACCTGTTTTTTGTGCAGCATCTAATGGTATTCCTGCCTCACTTAATACTTTAACTGCATTTTGTGCAGCACCGCTTAATTGTGCAGTAATTGGTTGAGCAACTTTTCCTAAGGCATTAACAATTCCTTGACCAGTTGCGCCTAAAACACCTCCTGAAATTGCGTTAAATGCACGGCTTTCTTCTGGCAATGTAGGTTGTGCAACACCCATTTCAGCACCAGCTAACGCAGCTTTGCCAATAGTTCCACCTGGTAACATAATAGCTTGCCCAAGTTCACCAGCTAAATTTCCCAACATACCTGGAGTAGTTTCTAATAATGGTTTATTAGCTTCTCTTTGTGCAAGAATTTCAGCTTCACGATTTGCAGCAACTTCTTTAGCAGAAGGCAAATTAAATGTTTGCTCTAATTGTTTAATAAATTTGCCACTACGAGTTCCACCTGTGGCTTCTTCTATTTTATTAAAAGACTTTTCTAATTGTTGTGCTAATGGGTCTAAAACTTGACTTATCCCAGTCATAGTAGTTTTGCCAGAAGCCTTTAGTCCTTTTGCAAACAATTCAGCTTTACTTAAATTTTTTAAATCAGCTGGTAATTCTTTAGTGACTTCTTGCGCTTTAATAGGCTCTATTAATTCTACTTCAGATGGATTAATAGGCTCATATCCTGATACGCTAACAGAGCTTGTAGGCTCAACTTCTGATGGATTAATAGCAGGTAACTTCATAGATACTTTTTGCAAATATCCTTTGGTTTCAGAAGCAGGTGGCTCATTACCCATAGACACCGCTTTACCAGCTTTGCTACCACCATTGTAGTGAGCAATAGCGGCTTTAAAACTACCATATTGTTTTTGTAAATCCGATAAATATTGAGCTGCTCCATGAGCAGAACTTATAGGATCAGATACATCCACTCCATAAGCCTGAGCTGTTGCTGGCATAAATTGAAAACGACCTTTTGCACCTTTTGGACTTACTGCCTCATCTTTGCCACCACTTTCTACAAATTCAATAGCAGACAAAGCACCTTCTGGCAATCCATATCTTTGCTCAAGAGAAGCGTAAAGGTTATCCATTATTTATATTCCCAAGATTTTCCGCCATCAAAACTTACAACATCACGCCCTTTATATTTCCCATAAGTGGCATTTTTAGGTTCTTTACTTGTAACAGAGCTTTCTTTACCAGCAAATTGCTTCAAAATATGTTGTTGAGCTTCTGAAACATGAGTATCAGGATTTAATGTTCCTTTTGTGGCTTTTTCAATTAAAAACTTTTGTTCTTCAATAGGAATAGAGTTTTGTTTGCGTGTAAATTCAAAGAAACGTTCCAAAGCTCTAGGATCGCTACCAATATCGGGATTATCACGAATATATCGATTGATAGATTCAGCAGTTCCTGGAGATGATGTAGCTGCTTGAATAACAGTTTGAGCAATAAATTTGTTTAATGATTGAGCAGCAGATAAGTCTCCTTTGGCAACTTTATCCACTAAATCTTGTGGTGCACCAACAGCTTGCAATTTTTGTGCTACATCTACATACGTTCTTGATCCAGCGCCAGGCTTAAATTCTTTCATTAAGTTTTCGGCTTCATTTAAACGCAATTCATTTTGAGTAGCACTTGCAACTCGTGTTGTTAAATCTTTTTGATAATCACTAAAATTCTGTACGCCCGCAGTTGTTGGGTTTAAGTTTTGTCCGCTAACTGGTCTGGTTGTTTCTTGAATTGGATTAGTTATAACAGTTTGCCCAAATGCGTTTTTCGTTGGTTGTTGTAAATTAGCTTGAGCCTGTGTATCTAATCCCGAAAGAACACGTGTTTTTAAAAATTGTCGGCCGCCCTGTCCATTGCTTGAATCTAACGCAACGTGATATGGTGCATTTAATTGCTCTGCTTTAGCGGGGTCTAAACCCATTTCTATTGCTGCTTGTTTTTGTTGCGTTATTAAATTATGTAATTCATTTATATGTGCTTTAGCAAAATTTGGGTCTTGTTCAGCTTGAATAAATAAAGGATGGTTAATTAAAGCAATTTGATTTTGACGCATTTTATCAGCAAAATCCGTATCCAATCCTAATTTTGCTTTTTTTGCTGCAATTTGTTTTGTTTCTGATTCTGCTTTGCCAGCTTCAATTCCTGGTTCTAAAAGAGCTTGTTCTTTTTTAAGTGCTGTTGCAGAACGACCTAAATTAACCATGTCTGCTAAAGACATTGGTTCAGGTGTTTTTAAATTGCCAATAATACTTGGGTCTAAAGCTGCCATAATTTTTCCTTAAGCCAATGTAAATGAGGCATCGCCAATAGGTGTAAATCCAGTATTACCAGGTGATGTTGCACCAGCATTAAATTGGCTATAACTGCCTCCGTTATTTACCCCAGCATTTCCGCCCAACATACTAGACAACAAAAGTCCATTTGCTGCACCTGTGATGCCACCAGTCATGGCATTGGCTTGACCAATAGTTCCTGCTGCTTGTGCGTTTCCAATACCTTGAGTAATGTTGGAAATTTGAGTTCCAATACCAAGTTGTGTGTTTGCAGAGCCAGTTACAGCGTTTTGACCAATACCCGCTAATTGATTAGCATTATTTAAAATGTTGGTTCTTTGAGCTTGATAATTATTAAATGCTTGTTGATAAGCATTTCCAGCATAGTTTTGAGTATAGTTTTGCAAGGCTTGTTGAGCATTACCGCTAACTAATCCACCAGCAGCGTTAGATGCTGCATTTTGAGCTTGTTGCCCTTGTTGAAGCTGAAAAGCATAATTAGGCGATAAATTAGCGTTTAAGTCAGCATTGCTAAATTGATTTGTCAAATAACCTGTATTAGCCATTTGATTAAGAGCATTTAATCCTAATTGACCAGTTGCTTGATAAGGTTGATACATTGGCGCAATATTTGCACCAATTTGCTGTAATTGTGCGTTTGCAGCATTTCCAGCAGCAACTTGTTGCCCACTAGCTGAACCCGCTGCCCCGCCACTAACAAGGCTATTAACAATCGGTGCGGCTATAATCGCTGCGGCTACCCAAGACATATTTATCCTTCCAAAGCCATTTTTTGGCTCTCAATAACGATTTTTTTCAATTTATTACTAGAATCAAATAATGCGGTTTCATCTGGCTCAATCAATTCAGCTTCTATTTCATCTAAATTGGTCTTATCTGTTTTATGAACAGTAATTCCTATAGCATCAGATAAAGCAAAAGTCACCCTTTTTGTGCCAGGCTTTGACTCGATTATATCGCCTGGGGACAGTTTTTTCATCCCATTTTCAGTCCAAGCTATGATTTCGCCCATAGCGCACATAAAAAAATGATCTTTTAAATGAACTTTTCCAACAATTAAAGTGCCTGCTGGGCGAGTCAATTTTCTGCAATACATTCCTTCTGCAAAATAATGATCTGTTTTTAGCTCAACTTGTGGCATAGCAGACATTTCTGCTTGTAAGCGCAATATTTGCTCTTGCGTTGGAATAGAAGATATTTCAGAAATATCAAACATTGTAATAAGGCACTTTATATTGTTTTCCCCCAACAGTTACATTCATAAATCCCGCAGGATTTGTAGGTAATGTAGCTGTTCCCTTAGTTGCTGTAGGCGAGCTAGAAAAGTTTAACAAGTTTAAAAACCATTGTTGCCACGCCCGAGTGGGCATTTTTGTGTTGTCATCTATCAAAGGCGTAACAGGATACTGATTTCCTTGACTTTGACCAAATAGTATATTTGACATTAATTATCCCCTGAAGTTGCTTTAAGATTAGCAGAAACAATGCAGGCAAAAACAGGGTCTGTTACAACCACCTCAAATACACGATCTCTCGCCCAGCCTAATCTTCGCCAAATAATACGATTTTTGTATTTTCCTGTTTTTCCAATCGCTGACCAATGTTCGTTTGACCAAGTAGAGCCGCCATCACTTGACCATCTAAGCATAGCTTCAGGATTGGTAGTAGGGGTTAAAAAATTAATTTGATCGTATTGGCTAATAGTTAATGTTTCATAAGGCGTAATATACAAAAGCTGGTTAGGCTGAATGGTCAAAGGTGTACCAGAAGTGGTATTTCCAGTATCAGAAAGACCAGTTGTTCCTACGCCTGGTTGAAATTGAATTTGCAATTCGTCAAAATATTGACGTTGTAAATCTGTAACAAGATGAGGGCATCTACGCAATCTGCGAATAGTATCGCCATTATCTGTGTAATTACTAGGGTCTAATTGATAAATTTGCCCATTTTGCCAATCGCCTACCAAAACTACGCCTTGAAATACTGCCGAGCAATTAGAACGATGTCTGTGATATACGTTTTGATTATCGACCCATAACCATTTATGCCAAAGTTGCGTAGAAATGTCATATACCCAAGTCAAATCTAATGTAGGGAATGTAATAACATAACATTCATGCCCTTCAATCTGATAAGTATATGCAATAGCATCGCTAACAGTTTGATTTACAAGAGTATTTTCTACTGCGTGGGTAGAAATTCTTTGTGGAAAATAGCCATTCATCATTACAATTTCTGACTGACCACGATTGTTTTTAGCCAAATAAGCAAAAGAATTACCTAAACGAGCTACAGAAAACTTAGCAGCAATACCATGTTGGCTTGATGATCCAGGAATTCTTGAAAACGCAAAAGGAAATGTCCCTGCGTCTGCCCAAACTTCGCTAGTAGTTTCGCCTAATAAATAAACTTGTCCGTGATCAACAATAAGTGAAACTAAATTATCAGGGCCTGTAAACTTAGAAGCGTAGCTTAATCCGTAAGTAATAGGACTAAGAAGATTAGATGCTGCCCATTGTTGAGTATTAGGGCGATTGTAAACAAAGTAGTTATCTACAATATCTACAACATCTGCGCCTGTAAAAGCTCCGTCTGAATTAGGCAAAACGCTAAAGTTAAGCAAATACATTGTTTCAGAGCCGACAGTTTGGCTTGTGCTAATAATGTAATTGCCTGTGCTACCTGTTCCTGTACCAAAAGTTAAGGTTAAAGTTAACCCTGTTCCAGCACCACTTGTTGATGTAGATACATTATTTGTAGGATTAGAAGTATATTGCCCTGGATAAGTAGCAGTTAATCCTGTAACTACGCCTGATCCACTAATTGTTGAAACTGTATAAGTAGCTGGACTATTGCCATAAACACCGCCTAAAACTGTAACAGTATCGTTTACAGCATATCCTGTACCGCCTGTAGCGATTACTGTAGATAAAACAGTTCCGCTTCCTAAAGCATTAATAATAGTATTTGCGGTAACTCCAGTACCAGTAATTGTTTGACCTGGATAAATTGTCCCTGAAGATACTGAGCTTACAGTTAAAGTTGTTCCTGATATGCTGGCTGTAACAATTCCTGCTACAGATGCAGAATTCATTTGAATAGCAGTAGGAATGCTTTGAGTATTGTTAATAGTCCAAGTTGAACCTGATCCGCTAACTATAACTGTTTCACCTACAACTCCTACCCCAAACAAAGATTGACCAGAGGCGATTGTGCCTGAAATTAATCTAGTAATAGTTAGAGTTGTTCCTGAGATAGTTCCTTGAAAAACAGCAGAAGCAGGGCTAGAAATGCGCCATGTATAACGATAAGAACCATCTGTAATATAGACATTTAAGCCATTATCTGTTATTCCTACTTGCCCGCTTGAGCTATTAAGCTGTCCTACGATTGTTGCCGTGTATGTTGAATCCATGACATAAACATAAGGCCCACAAACCACAACTAAATAGTTACCACCGCTTACTGTTCTCATGCCACGCACAGCTTGAGAATTTTGTAAAGTAACTACGTTTGTAAGACCAGGCGTAGGGTATAAAGCGACAACACCTCTTGACCCTTGAGCTTTAGTAGGATCAATCTCAGGGCGCCAATTTATACATTCTTGGTCGTTTTGATAAATAGACGGGGCTGTGTAGGATGCGCCTACGAAACCAAAATCCATGCTTATACCCTGCTTTCTGCATATCCAAGACCTTTACAGATTCTTGAAATGTTATTTGCATGAATCTTAAATATTTTTCCTATTTCTGTATAAGACCAACCATGCCCATGAAATAAACGAGCTTGATTTGCTTGTTCTTGCGTTAGTTTAGCTAATTTATGATTTGATCCTTTTGGTGCGTTACTACGACCTTTAAATTTTGCATCTTTGTTATTGTCATCATAATTGCCTAAAAACATATGATTTGGATTACAACAGGTTCTGTTATCGCATTTATGTAAAACGAATTCTTTTACATTTTTATTTTTAGGAGCTTTGTATGTGATTGTGTTTGCATAAGTCAAGGCATAAGCAAGTCTATGTGCAGAATAAGTTTGTTGGCTTATAGTTATACTTCCATATCCAGAACTATTTTTATGACCAAGCCATTCCCAACATTCATCAGGATTTCCTTTTTGAATTAAATCCCAAACGTCAGTAAATACTTTGCGCTTCATTATCTAAAGAACCCACCTGATAAAATCCAGCCAGCGTCTTTTTGACGACTTGCCAACATTGCATCAGCAAATCTAGCAGATTGAACTGGTTTCATATTAATGCGTTTTACAGTAGCTTTGGCTTGCGCTGCATAAGCATTAATCATTGTAATTTGTGTTGGGTTGGCTTTGCCATACATCGGCATTAAACGCTCGGCTAAACACCATCTTAAAGCCATAGAATAGCCCTGTGGAAGAATAATAGGATCGTTTAGGCTTGTATATCCTTGAAACAGATTATCTGTAAAGATGTGCATTTCGCCCTGTGAAGGGTTAGGCCATACATAGATATTACCTAATGATTCGCTTGGCTGATAGTAAAGAGCTTTGGGCCACGGGCCGTTCAAAGTCTTTAAACCAATCATTTCATATTCTTCAACCGCTAAAACTGCGATTGGGTAGTCTAAACCACCATTAACAATAGGAACGCCATTAGAATTTGTATTGATACGAACAAAGGCAGAATCTATTGATAATGGGCGTTGATAGTATAAGTTAATCGTTGTAGAGGCTACGTTTTGATTGATATTTAGCTGATATGTGCCAGCTTCATTGACGTTATTGCCTGCTCCTGTAAGCATAGCGACAATCTTTGTGCCAGTTGTAATACCTGTGCCACTTAGAGTCTGACCTACGTTTACTGCACCTGATGAGATACCTGTGATGGTCAAAATATTGCCTGAGATTGAACCTGTAACGATTGCGCCAATTTGACCGCCAGGGCCAATCGTGTATTGAGTCTGTCCAGCAACGATAGGAAACACAATTTCGTTCTTATAGAACACCATCATTTCTTCGTTTGACCATTGATCTACAAGATCATTGAGCATATCAAACGCATCTTGAGCAGCGTCTGCGGTTGGAGCTTCTCCCGCTTCTAAAGCCCCAATATCTTTTAATGCTCTTGAAATGATGTCGTATGGTGTGGTCATAGATTAAATCTCAGGTTTAAATACTTGTGGTTGCCACGGCGGTATGACTTTATTTTCCATAGCCTCTAACTGCTCTTGTAATCTAGCGGTAATATGGCATTGACCATCTTTTACTGCCTCTCCCTCAATCCAATCAGCTACCATTTCTTCGGTAACTTGGTCAAAAGGCACTTTTGCAGTTGGGCAGTCAAAATACCAATTACCCTCAGTTTCTACTGATTTATCTTCGCTTGAAGCGGTGACATGATAACGAGCATGGGTTATCACACCATCTTTAGCAGAAACTTCTAAGATTTTCCAAGTAAACATTATTTAGCAATAGCTTGCTCAAAAGGTGTCAAATCATTAGAACCATAATATTCAGCACCTTTAGCAATTTGAATCTCTAAATGCTCTTTATTGCGAGTAATGACATCAGCCCATTCTGCATCTGTGCCTTTCCAATCAGCAGGTTTTCCTGCGTTGATAAGGGCAACGCTATCTAATGCGGCTTTATAGTCTTGTGCTACTTGTTGTTCTTTAGTTAATTCCATTTTTATGCTCCTAATTTAGCTTTGAGTGCGGTTACTTCTGCGGATAATTCTTGAATTGCTTTTACAAGATAGGGAACAAGATTGGGCGTCAAAGATAACATTCCATCTTCTTTTTCATTTACTTGTGCTGGCAAAATTTCTTGATATTCTTGAGCGATAAATCCAATGTCGTGTTTATCATTTTCAATGTAATCAAACTCTACTGGGCGTAAAGCTGAAATTACATTAAGACCTGATTCTAATGAAACAACATTTTTCTTAATGCGAGCATCAGAAGTAATTGACCATAATGTTGAATTATTATATTGATACCAACCGCCTGTGCTTGATTGATAAGCTCTAGGAGCACCAGAACCATCAGATAACACAATGTAATTACTTGCTGTGCGAATGTCTAGACCACCTTGATTTCCGTTGTAATTACCAAGAATGGTATTTTGAGAACCAGTTGTTACATAATATCCTGAAGAAAAAACACCATTATCTCCAGTACCTATAAATGTATTGCCATGTCCGCTTGTAACGCTATATCCAGCAGTTGCACCAATAAAGCAGTTTTGACCGCTTGTTCCAGTAAAATTATATCCAGCTTGGTAACCAACGAAAGTATTGTAGTTTTGTGTTGTTGTGCTATACCCAGCTTGAAAACCTACTGCTGTGTTATAAGTGGCGGTGGTGTTTTGTGCAAGTGCAGAAATACCAATAGCGGTGTTATATGTGCCAGTTGTATTGGATTGTAATGTAGCAAAAGTTACGCCTGATATATTTCCACCAAAAGCAGCGTTTCCATAACCAGTAGTATTGCCATACATTACTTGATTACCAACGGCAGTATTGTTATACCCTGTGGTATTTGAATAAGCAGCTTGATAACCTACTGCGGTGTTATTAGATGCGGTGGTGTTTGCTGCTAAAGCCCCTAAACCAAAAGCTGAATTATATGAACCAGTGCTATTTGTAGTTAAAGCAGTTACACCAAATGCAGAATTATTAGAACCTGTGGTATTTGCATAAAGAGAATTATTGCCAACAGCAGCATTATTTGAACCAGTAGTATTTTGAGCTAATGCAATGTAACCTAAAGCTGTATTTGATGAACCGCTAGTGTTATTTAATAAAGAAAAATAACCAAATCCAGTATTACTGCTTACACTACCACCACCCTTACCAACAGTAAGACCTGATATAGAAGCGTCAACTTGGTCAACTTGTTGTGCTGTAAAAGTGTTTCCTGCGGTAGTTGCTAAAGTAGCGTTTACAGCTGGTACGTTTAAAGAGAAGTTAGAGCTAGGATTAGGGCCAACTAGGGCTACCTGACCGCCTGCTGTTGCTTGAAATACTAATTGACCCATGATTTTTCCTTATGGTGCTATATAAATTACAGAGCCTGTGCTTAAAGCTCCTGTTGATGGATTGTATTTTAGCGTAGATGACGCTGTTTTTAAAGTCTGATTGCTACCTGTAGCACTTACAAAAGTAGGGTAGTAGTTAGCATTGGTGCTGGCATCGGC